CTCAGATGACTCACTGTCGTAAATCATTGTGTGTTCGTCTTCGTACTTTTCGTACTCCAAACCAAATAGAGCATTAAGCCCCGGCAGGAGTTCCTTTAGCATTTGCGCTCTAGAGATAGCCATTTGCTAAACCTCCTTATGTGCCAGTGCCAGTAGCTTGTCTGTACTGATGCATACCTGAGTTAAAGATAACCAGAGCATCTGTATAGGCATCACCTACTGCACTATCTGGGCCGTCAACAAATTCCACAATTCGCAGAGGAAGAGTGTTAGTTGTTGCAGCGGTTGAACCATCCAAAGCATTCTTGCTTCGACCAATATCAGTTGAGCCAGAAGTCTGAACTACACCGATGTTGTTACCAAGATCAGTCTGAGCCAAAGACTCATCACTCTGCATCTTGAATACAGCATCAGGATCGTCCAGCACATAGGCAACAGCATCAGAAGCTACTGTTCCAGTGGGCCACATCTGAGAAAAAGTTTTCTGCTTAGTGTTAGGGTCTGTGTAAGCACATCCCATAAACACGCCAACAGGTGTCATAGTCGCAGTACCAGTGTCTTTTTCAATAACACCAGCAGCGACCATCTTTACAAAGTCGCCATAAAAGACGTTAGCAGCATAGCCACTAGCAATCTTAATATGCCGCACCTTGCCGGAGAAAGAACCGCTGGCAGACAAAGTGCCAACTGGTTCCGCTCCCATAGGGGTTGCGGTTGCAGCCATCGATAATCACCTCGATTGTTTAAGGCCGAACCTAATGGAATCAGCCTTTACCAAATTGAGTCCTCGTGGTGCGATCTGGTTTTAACAGAGGCATACGGGGATCGTTTTCTCTCATGAAACTGTTGTCCACAGACTCCATCTGAGATGACGCCATCTGCTGGTAGTAAGCCGCCCTTTTGTCCATCTCCTCTTTCGGAGCCTTACAAAGGAGCAAGCCACCAACTTCGATGTTGCCCTCAAATCGTGAGTTGATATCAGACATGACTTGCATCTCTGGATGATCACTAGCCTTAACTGGAACCCAGCCCTCTCTCATCTTCTGAGATACGTTAGTATTATCCGATTGTCCCAGAACGCTTGTGCGTATCCATCTGAATACCCAACCGTCTTTCGGTGCAGGAACTGGTAATACTGAAGCTGGAGTCCAAGCATCGGACTTTCTAGTTTCATGCTCTCTGCTCTCTTCAGAGCGTGGTGTGCGCTGTTCAGCCATTATTTACCCCTTCATGAGTTGTCTGGCGTATTGCTCGTTAGTGAGTCCAAGACGCTTTGCGAGGGCGACTTGACTAGGAGATAGCTCTACTGTGCGTGGTTTTGCGCCATTATTTCTATTGGCTGGGGCCACCACGTTTGCCCTACTTGGTGCAGATGGAGCTTCGCTCCCAGAACGAGCATCTTCACCAAAGTATTCAGGAAACTTCTGACGCATTGTTGCGTCAATCCTATTGTAGTACTCATCGCTGTTAGGATCTAACCTTTCGTCGCGTATCAGTTTTTCATGAACACCATACGCCAAGGCAGTCATATCCTTGTGATCATCATGCATGAACCAAGGATTGTTTTCCTTCCAGCTAATTTGCTTTTGAGAAAGTTGCTGAGGCTCTGGGGCTGGCTGTTGGGCTGGTTGCTGAGGCTGATACTTGGCCTGAGCTTCCCTAGCCTTTTGAGCAAACTGCCTGCCCTGTTCCTTCTTCTCAACTTCCTTAAGCTCATAGTGAGCCAAGTTCATAGCTTCTTGAGTGGCTAATATCTTTTCAGTATCGCCTTCCTCATAAGCCGTCTTATAGTTCTGCTTGGCAGATTCATAGTCAACTTTCGCCTTCTGCTTCACAGAATCAAGAAGAGCAGACTCACCACGATCTATCATAGATTGGTAGTTCTTGTTCTTCTCGACAAGCTCTTGAGCTACACGAACAGCTTCGTCGCGCATCTTCTCAGCTTGCTCTCGCTTCCGGCGATCATCGTTGTTAATCGCCCGCAGCTTATTGATTCTCTTTTGAGCAGACCCGGTATAGCTTTTCAGCTCATCCTCAGTGATACCGTCATCAGCCGGGGTGTCATCACTAAAGCTAGGTCTGTTCCTGTCCTCTGGCGGAGTATCATCGACAACCTTGACCTCAATGTCACTAGCTTCCTCAACAGGAGCAGGGTCGGACTTCTTGCCAATCTGAGTCTTAACGCCAAAGAACTTGTCTTCACTACTTGTCTCTTGGGTTTGTTCTTCGCTCATACCTTCCTAATGCCTCTTGGATCGTCAATAACAGCCTCAACGCTATCGTCATTAATCAGCCTGAACTCTTTCCCGTGTATCGAGAACCGAGTCCCAGAATAAGACCTCATCAAAACAAAATCCCCTTCCTTGCAATAAGCACCGTTAGGGAACTTCTTTTTGTCTTCATAAGCATCCGGGCCAAGCTTCATCACAAATCCCACAATGGAACCCACCTCTTCAAGGTGCATTGTTTCTTGTGCCTTAATGATTCCGCCCTCTGTCTTTTCATCAACTTCAGGCAGCGCGATTAATATCTTGTATCCAGTAGGCTCAGGTAACTGAGAAGGCTTTGTATCTGCCTCAACAGAACCAACCTCAACCGTAGCAGCTTCGCTCATATCTATTCCTTTCGCACTGGAAGATGGTGTCCAGAGTCACCTTGCACCGCAATGTGCGGAGAACTATGCCTTCTCAATCTTTTCGTTCAGATCCAGAAGTTCTCTTTCTGCCATAGCAAGACCCTCAATGATCCCGCAGCATTTAGAGTATTCGTCATATGTCTTGCAGCTACCCGTGCTGACATGATCGCTTATATCGTTCATCATCCGCCGGTAGTTATCGCGCAAAACCTTTAAAGCGTTATTACTGAAAACATCACTCACCAGATAGCTCCTTCGCTATATCGACACCCACCTTAACGCCTTCAAGCATATCCTTTGATTTCATTCGAGTTTTCTCTATGTCATCTCTGGATGCGTCTTCAGCTACACGAACGCCCAATTTAGCGCCCTCAACCTTGGCTTCCTGAGAAAGCTTGTCTCTCTCAAGCTCAGTCTTCTCTCTACTCTTTTCGAGATCCGCCTGAATCTTAGCCATATCAGTCTGGACTTTGTCTTGAGCTTGCTTCGCCTTAAGCTGCAACTCTGCTTGCTGGAGCTGGATGAGTGGATCTTGCATCTGCTCCTGTATGCGCTGGGCTTCCATCTCTTTCTTGTCCTTTCCGGTGAGTTGTGCAGCGGCAGGAGCAACGAGCTTGGATAGCCTCAATTCGATGTCTTCTGGTAATGGTTCGTCTGGCGGAGGCAGCTCCACGCCGAGTTCTTTCTCTATCTGTTGTCGATAAGAGAAGGCAACGTGTTCTGAAATATGCGCCATCATTTGCGCCTGCTTGACTTTCGCGTCTGGAGCCATCGCTAATATCTTCAATAGCTTAGGATCTTCCATAGCAGACATATGCGTTTGTATATGCGCCTCATGATCCTGATAGATAAACGCCTTAACGGGTTCTCCGTTAATGATGTTCATGTTTTCGCTTACCGGATCTGTAGGCTTAAGGTCTTTATCCGTTGGAATAATGTTGTCGGCATCCCTTATGCCCAGTACTTCTATCATTTGACGGTGAAGTAGTGGTAGGTCATACATCTGTGGCGCGGTAGCTGATAGTTGCAGCGCGGCTTGGTACTGCATTATGCGCTGGGCCATCGTGCCACTGTTCGGATCGCTGACAGGAATGATATCAACGCGATCATCGAAGTCCTGAGCCATCAAAGGCTCCTCAGAATCGTCGTATGGGTAGCGCATTGGGCCGTAATCCCTAACAATTCTGCTTAAAATCTTTAATTCAACGCCCATAGCGTGGTGAACACGGGCCTGAACGGCGCTTAACACCTTCATTTCGCGCTCAAGTATGGCTAATGTCGTGCCAACCGGCGCTTCAGAGTTCATATCAGAGGCTTTCACGTCCGCTGAGGAGGCGAATCGCCGCCCTTCTTGGACAATGTCCCCTAATAGCTGGTAAAGGACGTTAGACGGCTCCTTATACGGCATAAAACTGATGTTATCCCGTATAGTTCCGCCCGGAACGTCCACATCTCGGAACTCGCCCGGCATAATTGGGGTGTCATCCCCCTTAATCTTGAGGCCACGGGCCTTCAAACCGCCGGGTAGGTTGGCTAAAGTGCCTGAATCCACCAATTGACGCAGTAATGAGGTAGCAGATTTGCTCAATCCGCCGATCATGTGGACTAATCCGAAGCCGTAGAAGCCCAATCCGGGCAAATAGGTGTAGTGAACGAAGTGTTCTACCTTAAGTTTCTGCGGATCTTCTTCATTCCAGTTGCGTTTTATGGATAAAACCTTACGAGAACCCTTGTCGATGGTGATTACATAGGGCAAAGCTATGCCAGTTTCCTCTCCGCCCTGCATATCTTCAAAGCCGGGGAGGTCATAATCGACAACCATCTCCAAAAGAGTGTGTCTCTGATCAACTTCGTAGTTGATACTGCTGCCTGTGAGCTTGTTGTACTCCTCCTGAATATGCCCAATGTCCGGGCTAGGGGTAGGAAGGTCAACATCTCTATAAAAACCAGACACTTGGAGCTTCCTAATCTCGTTAGGAGTCTTCTTCATGACGTGTGTGGCACGTTCACAGGTCTTTAAGTCGGATGCGCCGTAGCTAACGACGAAGTCTTCAGCAGGAACGAACATACTGCACGGCCTGCCGAGGTTAGGATCGTAGTAAACCTTCCTGAAAGCAGAGCCAGCAATAGGCAAAGAGAACAAAAGCTTCTCAGTTTCGGAGCGATACTCCGACATTCTCTCGGTCATCAGGTAGTTCAGGTAGTCCTGAACACGATGAGCCTGCTTGACCTTATCGTCAGTCAGCTTACCAACGATAGATGTCTTGGCTGGGCCACTGGCAGGAAAGATTTCCTGTATGGTTTGAGCCTGAAACCGAACCACCGCCTCAGAAAGCATTGGGTGAAACACACCACAAGCCCCTGCCCAAGGCATAGTCCTGTCTTCAAATCGCAA